CGTTTCAGCTGGTGCTAAACCTTGGGTTGTAATCAATCCTGCAATTGAATCTTATTTGTTGCAAAGTCCTGAGTTTATCAATGCTTATAAAGTTGCGGATGAAACCTTGAGAGAGGGTGCAATTGGAAGAATTGCAGGCATGGATGTATTGGTTAGCACAAATTTAGTGGATGTGGATTCTAAATATTATGTTTTAGCGGGTACAAATGATGCTATCACTTTTGCTTCTCAGCTTGCAAAAATAGAAAGCTTGAGGGATAAGGATAGTTTTTCTGATTTGGTTAGAGGTTTGTATTTGTATGGAGCGAAAACTGTTCAACCAAAAGCACTCGCAAAAATGATTGTAAAAGCTTAGGAGAAAATATGTTTGAAAATATTAAAAAACAAATAAAAGAACTTGCGAAAAATGCGGTTCTTAAAGCAGAACAAGAATTGGGTTCTGGTAAAGGGCAACAAAAGAAAAGAGTTGCAATTGATTATGTCTTGAAAAATTTACCAATCCCAGAATTTATGAAAATGATTGTGTCTGTAATTTTATCAAGTTTTATAGATGATTCTATTGAACTTGCGGTGAGTTATATAAATTCATTATCAAAAATGCAAGGAGAATAATTTTATGCAAAATCAAAATAATAATAATCAAGTCGGTGTTTCATCAACTGCCTCTTACCCAGATTCAAATGGCTATGTTGATGTAATCAAACAGTTGGAAGATGCTCTGAGATGTGATGCTCAGCGTGTACAAATGCTAATGCAGCAAGGAACAATAAGTACAAGTCAAGGACAATATTTAATAACTCAACTGGCTAGAAAATATAACGAAATAAACGCATTTAAAACCTCCGTTCCTTCTCAAAATGCAAATGTTCAACCTCTTCCATTGGAACAAGTTCAAGTTCCTGAAAATCCTATGGAGTTGTTCATTCAAGAACATCCTGATTTTTTCAAAAAAGGAGCAAGAGCAAGTGTACTAGATTACATCAAGGATTTAGATATGGATAAGGATGAAATTTCGAAAATAGCTAAAATTGTGGAGGGTTTAGAAACTTCTGCGGTGGATGGTTATTTGAAAAAATCTGCACATGAAAAATCATTG